TGTAAACCTGCTGAACGCCATCCTTGAGGATTGCCTCGGTGAAGGTACGGGTCGTACCATCGCTACGGGTCGAAACACCGATGGTGGTGGGGTTAGCACCATCAGTGGTGTTGTAGTTCGAGTTAGTCTTGAGCCAAGACAACAACGAACCCATCTTGCGAGCCGTTGACGAGTTGCCAGCAGAACGCCCCTGGTTAGCAGCGATGATCGTCTCTTGGTCACGCTTAAGCTCTTGCGAAGCCTTAGAAAGCTGGTAAGCCTTCTCTGCGCGGCGACCTGCGAGATCAACAGCCATCATCGTGCCTGATACCTGGATCGTCTTAGCAACGATCTGGGTATAGTTACCAAGACGAGTCGTTGGGCTGATGGTTGCAGCCGTTGCATCGTCACCTTCAACCTGAGCGTTGTTGGTGGTTGCTGCTGCGAGGGTATCCGTCTGCCACTCGTGGTAAACAGCGGTTGCCTTCGTGCGAGCAAGCGACGAAAGGATAGGGGTTTCTGTGGGGCTGATGTTGTAGATGACATCAGTCAAATCTTCACGCTGGCCTACAGCCGTGAAGGTCTGGAATGTACCTGAAGGAACAGTCATTTTTAACTCCTAAATCATAAGAATCGTTCAAATACTCTGGCAGCGTCTTGACGAGATCCCGTCTTTCTCAGCCGCGCAAAGTCCTGTTTTGCAGCTTCTGTGGCTATGGTCTTACCTGTCGCGTTCCCAGACCTAAGCATCTTGGGAGCCTCGGCGACCTTCTTGGTCACACCAGGCTTGGCCTTTTGCAGTTTCTGGTACTGGCTTGCCATCCACAATGTCAACACAGCGCGAGAGTCTGTTGCATTTGCCAGTTCAGCGTCCGAATACCCGATGGACTTGGCAAAACTCCGAAGTTCAGACCGTACCTTCTCACCCTTCTCAGGATGCGCGTAATCGGGAATTGCCTCGGCAACCCTTTTAGCTTCCTCAACAAGACGCTTCTCCATCACCGCTTCGTGCTCGGCCTGTTGCTCTCTGGCAATGCGTTGCTGTTCAGCGCGTAATTGAGCCAACTGCTTTTCTTGCTGCGTACGTTCTGCGACCTTGACTGCATAAGCAATCGGATCGGTTTCCTTCAGACTTTCAATATCCTCACCCTGCATCTGCTGTGACAGGAAGTTATCCATCACCTTCAAACGCTCTGAGTAAGCATCTCTCGCCTGCTTTGCTTGCTCGATTGCAGCTTTTTCGGCCTCGACCGTTTTTCTCTGCTCGGCAAGCTGATTAGTCTTTTTGTGGTAATCCGTACCCTTTTGGTAGCCTTCGATCAGTTCTTGGAGGGTCACCTCGCGTTCTTCGCCTGCTGCTTTGACTACGAAACGCTGTTCCTCCTCTTGAACTTCCTCTCCAGACTCCTCTGGCTCAGATTCACTGGCAACAAGCTCTTGCTCGTCTGGTTGGTCTTGAACTTGCTCCTGCGGAGGTTCGCCGCCACCCATCATCCCTAAGAACGCATTTGCTGCCTGTCCCACTGTCAAGCTAGTCCCTTGCGGGTTGCTGCCTTCCATAAACTAACCTCAATTCAAAATATACGAAACCGTTTTTTCACCATCTCGCCTTCGGCGGCAATAGCTTCCAAACGGGCTTTTACCTGATTGACTGCCCGAATCGACCCGTAAGCCTCTTCGCGTTTGTCAATCTCATCAGGATTGCTGTTGATGATACGCAAGATGTTGTCTTTTTCCAACTCGGCAAAGACCTCTTGCAGAAACTCATCGCCAAGTAAAGCCTTGGCTCGCTCCCATTTCGTCATAAGAGACTCTTAACCTTGTCTTTAGGTAACCGTGATTCGTTGAGTGCTTTCAAGAAATCCTCGCCGTATTTGTTGACCGCTTTCTTGCGGATGACGTACTCACCGACCTGGAGACTTCCGTAACCATCATCTGGAGTCGGAGGGTTTGGGCCTAGCAGACCCTTTACCTTGCCGCCCTTCTCGTAAGCAATCTTCTCTTCGGTTATCTTGCCGCCTTTGTAACTTGCTTGCTGCAACTGATCTTGAACCGACTCGCCGCCATAGGTTGCTCCGGTCTGAGCCTCATAACTTTTTTGCAGTTGCTCTTTATCGAAGATACCAGGCATAAATGCAGGCTTTGTTCCCGTGACAGCAGGAACGCCAAACTCTAAGGATTGAGGTAACAGACGCGTATATCCGGCAGCACCGGACTTGAACATATACGGAGCTTGTTCAGTAGGACCGACACCGTAAAAGAAGTCCGTGGTCGGTGTTGCTAACTTGGTGTTGCCTCCACCAACCGTGAAGTTAGAAAAGGTGGCCGTAGGTATCTGAACGCCAGACAATGCCGCGTCAATCACACCAGGTTGTACACCTTGTGATAACGCATACTGCCTAACCGCTTGTGATGTTGCATACGGATTGCTGTTGAGCAGGTTTTGGATGTACGGAATCATCTCCGCGCTTGTATAAGCAGAGAGCGGTCTTGTTCCTGTCGGAGTTGTTGGAGTTGTTGGTGTTGTTGGAGTCGTCGGGGTCGTTGGAGTTGTCGGAGTTGTTGGTGTAACTGGAGCCGTTGGGAACGTCAGGCCAGCAATCAACATCGGAATCTGGCCTTCAGGAACGCCTTGCTGCGCGGCAAACGCTTGGAATTGCGCTGGCGTTACATACGTCCCTGCCGCTTGTTGTTGGGCGATGATGTTCTGAGCATACGGAATCATCTCGGCAATTGTGTAGTCAGCCATCGTTTTGTTGACGATGTTCCCGCTAGCATCGAGCTTCTGCCAGGACTCAAGCGTTGGAGTAACAGGTTGAGTTACCGCATTGATTACATCTGTAATCGTTGGCGTTGTAACAGGTGGTGGCGTTACAACCGGAGGTGGCTCATAGACCGGAGGAGGTTCGTAAACTGGAGGAGGTTCATAAACCGGAGGTGGCGCTGGAGGAGGTTCATAGACCGGAGGAGGCGCTGGAGGCGGCTCGTAAACCGGAGGTGGTTCGTAGACAGGCTCAGGCGTTCCTGGCTCAGGAGCAGACGAAGCAGAGAACACATCCGACACCGCTGCCTGTGCTTGGCTCGGACTAAAGCCCAACATATTAGTCAGGCCAAAGTAGAGCAACGTATCAGGGTTGGTGTTTGGTATCAGACCCTGGTTGACAAGATACTGGATGTCCGCGCTATTCGGGTTTGAGAAATACTGATCGACAAACGCCCTAAGTTGGTCCGTTGTATAGCCGTTGTAAGTAGCCATGATTACCCTGGTATCTCGATGTTGCTGGTTATGCCTGCGCCTACCTTCATAGCCTTCATCTGAGCCTCGGCCTCGAACTCCATCTTCTTAAGCTCCAACTCGGCTATGGCCTTCTCTCTTGCAAGCTGGATGTCGGCCATTGCTTTCTGACGCTTGATCTCGATGTCTGCTTGAGCCTGCGCCATCATCATCTGGACCGCAGGATCTGGACCTTGTTGCTGAGGTTGAGCAAGGGCTTGATCGACCTCTTGTGTGACAGGCTTGAAGAACTCAGCAGAATCCGCAAACCCTGCCGCCTCAACCAGTTTTCCGAGCGTTGCACGATATTGCGAGAGCGACACTAAAGGATTGTTTGGCCCCAACATTTGGAGCATCTGCTCTTGCTTTGAGAGAACCATTGAGAGCATGGCCATCTTTTGCTCGATGTTGCCTGTCCCAAGACCCACATTCACTGAGACATCGTATTGGTTCGACCACTCTCTCGGATCGTATTGGACGTACTGCCCACGCATCCGCAGGATGACTGCCTTGTCCTGGTACTTGCATAAGAGATGTAAGAGTCCTTTGAACAAGTCTTTTACACCTGTCTCAGCAAAAACACGAGCAATGAGTTCGATCTTGCCCTGTGATGCTTGTGTGAGCGCCGCAATTGCCGCGGCAGTCACGTTCTGCAAGATGTTGGGGTCTAAGCCCTGGGAAGCCTCTGTGAGACCCGTTCTCTTAGCTTGAACCTGGTCTAAGTATTCAAGAAGCGGGAAGGCTTGCTGGCCGACAGGAGGTGTTTGTATCGGGACTAGAGCAGCAGGATTCTTGAGCCTGACCACACCACCAGGCGTAACGCTTAAGAGGTCATCCAGGTTGACCTGACCTTCGACAGCACCCATTCGGGTATTGTTCTGAAGGTACATATTGTCCAGCATCTGCCTCGTTACAGTAGTCTTGATAAGCTGGAGATCGACTGTACGATCAGCAGGACAATCCCCAAAAAAGCGATGAGGTATCGGAATAGGGCAAATAGAGTAGAACGGAACGTAGTCGGTTTCTTCATTTGCAAGTATCTCGTTCCCAGAGAAGTAAACCTGCCTTAGCTCCGCAATCCCATCACCATCGTAGTCTGTCTTTAGGTAACACTCAAACACCTCAACCGTCTGCATCGACTTATCGAGACTAGGCTCCATGAAGGGCTGCTCGTCTCGGTTGTATCTTGCAATGTACTCGGCAGAGAACTCTAGGTCGTTGTATACCGGCAGGTTCATGATGATCTCGGCATCGAACCCCATCGCAATCAGGTCTGACCTCGTGATGAGCTTTCTATGCGCGACGAACGGCGTGTCTCTCACGGTCTTGCCTGCCTTAGAGATCAGGAACTCCTCTGGAGGCACATTCTCGATCTTGACCCTGCCTGCCTTGGTCTTTCTCATCAGAGCCACGTTATGGACACGCATGATCTGCCCGTCCATCTCTTGCTCTATTGTCTCTTGACCTGCGATCTCCATCGTCCCATCAGACAAAAGCATCGCAAGTTCATCGTCCGTCAGGTTTGCGTACTGCTCCTTATTGACCGAAATGGAGTCGTCCCAATAAGCCTTGACGATCCCGACCTTCTGAAGGATCGCGTCCTTAAACCAATCGTGCATGATTGCAATACCTGGGTTTTGCTTCATCAGCACCCAATTGCAGTATTCGGTTGCCTGCTCTGCTAATGGCTCATCACCTGGGCCTACAGGCTCGAACACACCGATCTGATCCGCAGATGTAAACAAACGCATGAGAGGAGGCAGCATCCCGTCCACAGCCTCTGCGACCTCACCCGTAACAATCTGAGACCTGCCCTCGACCTCGTTGCCGTATGGGTCCCTCATATACGCAGTAAGTGCGTTCTTACGTTGCTCGACGGTCTCTGTCTCTAAGAAACCAATGGCGTTGTCGATCTCGCCTTGTAGGATTGCTTTTAGCCGACCATCATCCATTTCAGACCACCCAAGATACGTTAGGTTTCAGAGGCTTGGACCAACTTGTTGTCTCATTCATCCCGACCGCCAAATACCGAAATGCGTCTGCTGCGTGAGATGCCCAATCGTGAAGAGGCTTATCCCAGTAAACTTGACGCTTATCGTC